TCACCAACTACCGATCCTTCAGGCGCAGGTATGAGCATACCATAAGATTCTTCCCCGCGGAATCTCCTAGCCCTGATTTTTAAATGCCCTTCCAAAAATTTAAATTGTTCAGTATTTGGAACAACTGAATCGGGTGGAAGATAAGCAGCCAAATCTCCTTTCTTCCAATCTTCTAAACGAACAACACATTGATATCCATCAAATACTTTACAAATTCCGAGTAGGTCTGCGTTGGGGTGTTTTTCAATTTTTTCAATTCTAACCACTTCAACAATGAAATTACTCATAATTTATCCTTTATTTTATGATACATCTATCATAACATAAAATAAATGAAATGTCAAGTGAATATAAATATTATTATCGGGACCAAGTGGTGTTTAAGACCGCATTGGCCCCTGAACAAAGCATTAGAGGTAACTAACGCAAATGTCTAAACCTATTTATTTAATATATAAACACACCAGTCCATCAGGAAAATCTTATATTGGATATACTTGTCAAACTATGAAAGAAAGATGGAAACAAGAAATTTCACATTCCAAAAATTTTAAACATGGACACAAATTAGATACTGCTATTAGAAAATATCCAAATGAGGATCAATGGACTTATAAAATCCTAATATATAATATTCCAACTTTAGACGAAGCCAAGAATTTAGAAATCATTTGTATATTTTATTTTGATACAAATATTAATGGATATAATATGACTCCTGGTGGAGATGGACATGGAAAACATTCTAAAGAAACTAAAAATAAAATAGGTATGAAAAATAAAGGAAAAATTTCTTGGCGTAAAGGTAAAATTAATTTACCAAAACATTCTAAAGAAACTATATACAAAATGTCACAAATAAAATTAAATAAACATCCATCACAAAAAACTAAAAATAAAATATCTAAATCTTTAACTAATCGGAAACTTTCCAAAGAACATATATTTAACAGGTCTAAATCTCAAACAGGATTAAAACGCTCACAAGAAACCAAAAGGAAAATACAAATAGCCAAATTAGGACAACATTACACAAAACAATGTGGATAGCAAATATTTATTTGATGGTTTCTTTAAAGGTTAAGAAAAGGTGCGGTATTACGCAGATTCAAGTAAAACAAAAATCCATGAATTTTATCTCATTCTAAATCAACAAGATAGAGCGATTGGAAATCATAAAAATGTGTTTTATAGGCCAAGAAGTGTGGTTTCGATAGCTTGAACAAGCGATTCCAAATCATCATCCAAGCGGCCTATATCAATCAAGGACAATTGTGTATTACTTTCCAAAGTATATTCTCTCCGGATCTTTCCAAGTTCTGTTTTCAATAAGTAAAGAGTATCCGAATATAACTCATTCTCTCTTTCTAATTCCAACGTTTCGTTAATCTGTCTAGCCATTTAATTTCCACTCTGATGCTGGGAGGTAAGTTCTTATCCGAGCATACAATTTACTATTGGTTCCTTTTTGTAGATTTGGTGTTACATTTTTCTTTATTTCTTCTTTGGATAATTGGCGTTGATGGTAATTCTCCTGTATATAGATACCATCATCAACCTTAACACCATTATGATATATTGGATAAGTAGTTTCATTTTTTGTTATCCAATAAACAAACCAACAACCTTTGATTTGTTTAAAGTCATATACATCACCAAAACCCAAATTTATTGGTAAAAATTTACTTTGAATATAATCAATTTCTAATTCATTTGTATGAGGTTGTTTCCAAGATCTACTCTTATATTTTCCTTTACAAAGAAAACCAGTATTTGGATCTACATAAAGATCTTCAATAGGATAAATTTTAGGAAAATGTGAATGTTGAGTATATGCTTCACCATTTAATATATAAACATTTTTTTCTACCATCCATAAAATACGATGACGAATTTCCTGTCCTATTTCAGTTTTATCATCAGCAAAATGGCAAATTTCAGAATATACTTTATCCCAAAGTTGTCCAACTTTAGATTCTAAAAAACTATGCAAAACCGAATAATCAAAATAATCTTTAGCTTTCTTTTTATTCAACATAATACAAAATTATATCATACCTCAATATTTTTGTCAAGATTTATTTTTGCTTTTTCCACCCAGTAGAAATTTTAGAATAACGCCGGTCTGACATTTCTACAATATTAGGATCTATTTGATTATTTAATGATTCTTGAGCCCGCTGACGGAGTAATTGAGATGTAGAAAGAGTTTTAGATCTTTTTTCAACTATATCCTGCATCATTTCATTTACTTTGGGGCTTACTACATTATCAGGATTATTCTTTACTTGTTCCTTTAATTCAGAAATTTTTTGATTATCAAACATTATATCACTCTTTTCGGTTTTCCAATATTATATTTTGGAACTAAAGTCCATCCTTCCTTTTCTTTGAAAGATAAAATTTTAATTAAATTAATTGGTGTAATAGGTGATTTAGATTTTTCTGGATCCACCAATTTTACTAATCCCCATTCTGCCAAAAGATTTGCAATTGTATTACGGCGCCCTTTATCTTCTTCTGAAAAATTCGTTTGTTTTCCATCTAATGCAAAAAGTTCTTTAAAATGGAGAATTTTATAGTGACCTTGTTTATGTAATATATGTGCCGATTGATATAATTTTGGTTCTTTACGTGAAGCTATTCCAATACGAGTTAAAGTTTCCTTAGTTTTTAAAAAATCATCCGGTGAGGATAAAGTGACTTCAATTCCAATATCATCAAATAACATAATTTTTCCTTTTATTTCTTTGTTGTTCAGATCTTGTGGCCCACCCAACATTACCAGGCTCATAATTTTCATTATTATTTATATGATCAATAGTCTTTAGATGGACCTGAAATATCTTTATAAAACATTTTTCTTTTTATTTATACCACCCTGATACATTCGAGATTTAATATATTCAAGATCCTTTTCAGTAAGGATTTTCAATGCTTCTCTAGCTTTTTTAGTAGAATAGGAATAATATTCTTTAACTAAATCTAAATTTTCAGGTTTTTCATCTTTTGTTCCTTTTGCAAAACGAGGACGCGCAGAAACACCATACAGATAAAAAAGATATTGAGGAGCACCATCTAAACTCGATCTTTTATTCATTTCTTGGGCATAATAAAGTGAATCAGGAAAACGAGCAAATATACGATTTATCACATACGCATACCGCTTATATTCTTTTTCAGTTATTTGAGGATCTGATTCAGAATCCTCAAGTAAATTTTTTTTCGTTTTATTAATTGAATCTAAAAACCTAAAAAAATCTGCCATTACAGAATATATTCCCAAGTACCATCCGCATCTGATAGGATATCTCCCGATTGTCTTTTCATTTTTACTACTTTCTTTTCTGTCATATTATTATCCTTCTTTCAATAATTGTTCATGCATTGTTTTAAATGCTGCATAAAAATCTTCTGGATGAATTGAATAAGACCATAAATCACCATTCCCATCGGGAAAAGAAATTTCATAAAACCCAAAAAAGGTTCCACCGAAATGTGCTACTTGTTTTTCTTTTGGTGTATTTTCATTTTCAATTACATCTACCATACAATCTGCCAATTTAAATCTCATTGTCCCTTTAGTTTGTCCGGGATACCAATCTCTTTGAACTGGGACAGAAATTGTAGCCACTGGAACTCTTGGCTTTTTGACAACTGGATCCGGATCATTTTTGATTTCTTTTGGCTCTTTCTTTTTCTTTGCAATTTTCTTTTTCTTAACAGTTTTCTTTGGTACATATTTTTCCTCTACCAAATCTTCTGTCGGTGAATCTATTGAAGCATCAAATGCTTTATCGAGATTATCACCACTAATAACAATACCATGGTCATCTAACCACCATTGCGGAAATGAATGATCTTTGTTATGGTCTTCCAAAATTATATTATGTAATTCTATACCCCCCTTTTCAAACAATTCATCTATTTCATATTTTACATATACACGATAAGTATAATCTGAAACCACAAGTATCAAAGAATTAGGATTATTTTCAGCCCATTTAATCAAATACCGTGAATTATCTTCCATCAATGAGGTTCCTGGCAGCATTCCACCAAAATCGTAAATAACTAAATCTGTACCTTCTTGAATACCACCCACGGAATGCGCCCGATATGCATCCAATTCACATGGAAAAATTAAAGCAGCAAATACTTTTTTATGAGTTTCTACTTCCTCTTCTGCTGTATGCATAGAGGTGCCCATAGGATCTACAAGGATACAAGTTTTAATTTTCATATAACTTCAAATCCTTCATCTGCCATTACAGTTGTTAAAAACGCAAGCAAACAAATTTCTTGATCCAAACTACGTGATGCTTGATCCAGAAAATCACCCAAAATCAAAACAAATTGTGGAATGAATTCTGGCTTAAAATGAACATACATCACATCAAACAACTGCCGATATATGCGCGTGGGTTCATTATCTGCGTTATTAGCTACCCACTTTCTCACTTTACCAAAATCTTTATCTTTCATTGCTGCTAAAAGTTCCTTAATCGGAACATCGGCCAACTGGCTTAAAATACCTGAATCAATCTTTCCTGTAATTGCATATCTTTGAATTACACCAATTGTCATACGAAAATCAGGAAAGAATTTCGAAATCAATTGCATTAAAACTGCATTTTCAAATGGGATCTTTTCTATCTTTAAGATTTCGGCAATCCGTTGATGCATTTGTTTGGCCATAGAAACTTTTTCTTCTTTTGTTGGTTTAAAATCAACAATAGGACAGCGAGAAAATAAAGCATCAATTACTTGATTCTTAAAATTGATAGTTAAAATAAAACTACAATTTCCAGAAAATTCTTCCATGAAATTCCGTAATGCTTCTTGAGTTAACTTGGTAAGCCCATCAGCTTCATCCAAAATAACTACTTTACGTCCACCAGTCATAGATACTGTTGATGAAAAACCACGAATATCTGTTCTCAATGTATCAATATTAACATTTTCAGAACAATTGATAATTAAACTATCCGCATCCAACTCATCACATAGCGCACGAGCAATAGTTGTTTTTCCAATTCCTGGAACACCATGTAAAGTTATATTAGGAATAATATTTTGATCTACATAAGATTGGAATATTATTCTGAGGTTTTCTGGAAGGACTGTATCTTTTACCGTACGTGGACGATATTTCTCTGCCCAAATAATTTCTTTACGAATCATGTAATACTTTTTCCTTTTCTTTTTTCAATTTAATTATTGTAGGATATTTAGGATCTCTACACCATCTACAAAGTAATGGTGCTCCTTTCATTTCACCCTCAAGAATTACAGCATCATAAAATAACCCGCGCGATCAGGAAATAATTGGTCACTCTCTCCACAAATTTTACATTTTTCCATTATGTAACCACCACTTTCAATTTAGTTCCTTGATTTTGTCCTTGATAATATGTAGGTTGTAAACATGCACTACAAACTCCTGCATAATATTTTGGTAATTTAACTACTTGATCTGATTGAATTAAATCAAGGAACTTCTTTACACTAAAGGGATATGTTTTACGTTTTTCTTTATTTTCTGGTTCACTGGTATCAATTGCCAAAAATTGAGCCATTTTACGTTTCTGACCACAAAATTGGCAATGTAAAGTTGTATTTTTTCTTTTAGTAGATTTAGCCATTTTCAATAGTCAAGGTTGATTTTAATTCCTTGTATCCTTTAACTATAATATCCCATTCAGGACCTACATATATAGAATTAAAAGGATGAAGTGATTTATCTAATTTAAAAACACCTTCACCAGCTAAAAGAAAAATTCCATTACCCAAACCATCAATATATCCAGAAAATACTGTTCCATATGTAATAGATCCTAAACGTCTAGATTCTTTTTTAACTTCTTTAGTTTTAATATTAATTTTCATTTGTGCCATAATTTCCATTTTTCCTTTTCACATTATTTGATTTATTATCCATAATATTTTGGTAGAGTTACCGAGGATTGAACTCGGATTTGTGGCGTGAAGGGCCACCTTCCTATCCATTTAGAAGATAACTCCACATTTTAATTACCATATTGACTAGCATTTGCTTCTAATACAATATGATATGTAAGTGGTAAAGTCTCATGTTTAAAGCGGCTAATACCATCTTTACATACTGCAACATCATAAGTGCCTGGAATTAATGTTAAATAATCAATTTTCCAAACAAATTTAAATGGAGGAATTTTAGCAGGTGCTTTACCAATTTCAAGACTGGTTGTATTTGTACTGCTATTTTTACTATCTAATGTAGTTAGACTTAACTTTTTACCATCACTTTCAAGAGCCAATTCAGGCGTTCCTAAAGTTCTAGCCATATTTGTAATTGATCGAAATTGAGCTTCTGTTAATTTTAAGGTAACTTCAGTACTAGGTAAAGCTATTTTTTTCTTAGGATCTGGAATATATGCTAAAGCTTCATCTCCATAATGATATTTAACCGATAAACCACCAGATTCATCACTAATTTTAACATATTCATCAGCTTCATCAAAAATCAATGTTGGTTTTTCAAATTGTGTTGTTACTGATAAAAATTGAGTTAAATCATAAATTGTAAATCTTTTAGGAAATTTTTCTGTTATTTCTACTTCTGCAAAAGTATGTTTCTTTACAGAACGTGTTACCAAATTATTTCCTTTTGGAAACAATAATGTTTGATTAATAGTTGCAAAATTCTTTAAAATATCAGTTGTTATTGGTGTTAATAATAGAGACATTAGCTAATTCCTTTTTCATTTCAATTATAAATTTCAATCTTAATGTATTTTCCAATACCGATTTATAATGTTGCATTAAAACTAATTTATATGCTTCAGAATCTTTAGTAACTATTACGGTATCCATTGCTTCAAATAAAGCTTGGCGCATATATACTAAACTATCCAAATGTTCTTCATAAGCATCTTTTAATGCATCACGCCCATTGAATGGTTGAAGTCTTGTACCATACTTATGATATCCTGTACGGTCCCTTAATTTAATATCATCCATCAATTTTAATTGTGTTTTTTCTTGTATTGATCCTGGAGGAAATTTTTGTCTTGATAAATCACTTAATACAAGATCCCAAATAGCAGGTTTATTATTTACTATTGGAGGCGGTTCTTTTTTCCATAATTCTTCATTCATTTTAAATATATCCCAAAATACTAAATTTTCTTTTTATCATTATTCATTATAACATATTTCTATTTGGTTGTCAATTACCAAGTTTTCTTAATTGGCGGAGCAATAGGGTGTGAATTATCTTCATTTCCTATATCATCAGGTCCATCTTGTGCATTTGGATCTATTTTGGTATAAACATCAAGGAAACTAGTTTGAGTATTTAAATCAAATCTAGCAATACTATCTCGAATAGCCTTAATTCTATTACGTTTAAAAATGGCATAAGCTTTCACAATATATACTAAACGACCAGTACTAATTGTTTCATCTACACCACCTTGATTATATGTTTGCCGTATATTTTCTGCCCATTGACACAAACAATCAATAAAATCAGGAGATTCAATACCATATATTGATAAATTCTTTTTAAGAATTTTGGCAGTTATTTTTGAATTTGGATATCCTTGTTCATACATTAAAGGAAATCTTTCCAATAATGCTTCATTCATTACATTTGTTCCAATATATTTACCATCTTCACTACCTCGACCTTTTGTATTAGCTGTAGCTACAATATTGAAACC